TCGGTTGTAGCACGAAGATCCGATCTTGCAGAGAGGGCATATTAAGGTTGCTCCAACACGGATATCTGATTTTCGTATGGAGACGCATAGTATAAACTCGCGTTTAGACTTAGATATGAAGCGAGTGTGAAGTAGTCGCCGGCTGCCACAACCATAGTGTGCGAACACGGGACTGAAACGACGCCACCAGACAACCCGTTTACGGTCGTGTTTCGAACATAAGATCCGTTAACTTTCAACTTAGCTTGCAAGTTTGTCGCATTACTCGCTAACGACGCGTAGCTCGCAGTCCCGAGCAATAGATACTTGCCCGGCCGTATGAATACGATCCCTTTATGAGTTGAGATATCGGACATCTGACCTGTGGGGTCGCTGATCGTCGTATCCATGTCGATATTGAGAACACCAGGCCCACCGTTCAACCAGGTTGCCCGTGCCATATTGCAAGACATTGGGATCGTCGTTCCTGCAAGTCTAAACCAATTAGATCCGTCGCAATACAATAGGACCGACTCCTCGGCCCACATTATGCGGGTTCGACCGCTGACAGAAAACCCATAGATCGTTACACCTGAGCCCGCGTCCAGGGTGACGAGTTTTGTCAGTGCCGGCGACATGCGGAAGGCGATCAGTTTCCCGGCGTTGCCCGAGACCGAGGGCAGCGTGACCGTGTAGTTTGCGGACGTGCCGGAACAGACGTGCAACGTGCCAAGTGTCGCGGTAGTCGCGGTAGTGACCGAGACTTCGGTATTGGCCAGCTTTGACAGCAGGTCATAGACCGGAAGATTGGCAAGAAAATTCGTGAACGTGATTGTCTTTTGTGTGCCGGTGCCCGTATCGGTTGTGTCCGTGGGATCCCACGCCAGCATCAACGCCGAACCAGGCAGCGATGTGAGGCTGGCAATGGAGGCATCATTCATATAGATATCGGCCACGAATCAATCCTTTACGTATTTGTACCGATGATCGTAATCACAAGCCCGCTGGCCCCAGAGACGCCACTAATCACCAGATTGATGGGGTCGCCTGTATTGAATGTCGTTGTCAGATTGGCCGATTGTGGCGTCGTATTGATGGACGAGGGAAAGCCCGTTACCGTCGTGCCACCTGTCACAGTGCCGCCCGAGAGCGTGCCGCCAGTCACCAGAGAAGCCGTCACCGATCCGGCAGCCGTCTGAGCAATCTGCACGCTGGTCAATGCACCGGGCCGGGCTGCATAGCCTCGAAGCGTGTATGTCCCTGCCGATGGCGTTGGGATGTTAACCGTCAGCTCGAAATCGTTGTTGAGCTTCTTAAAGCCGATCGATGTAGTGCCGACAGTCACCGTGCCCGTATTCGAGCAAAGCCAGCTTGAGTACCTGTAGGATGAGTCTGCTGGGCTGATGTAGATGACCGTGTTTTGCAACTGAGTACCGGTCTGTAGCCGCGTATCACGAACCAATACCGCGTTCCCGCCAGTCGCCCCATCGACCGTGACAACATAAAGCCCGTTAGCTACGACAGTATTGCGATTCAAAAACAGGGTGTCGCCAACCGCCAATGTGTGGCCATTAACGACGATCGGGCCACCGCTCAAACTGGTCAGCGTGTCACCTACGCCGCCGTTATTCGTGTAGCGGAACGATGCCAGATTCGTGAACACAGTTGCAACAATGCAGCTCGGCGAACTTGATCCGCTGCCTGATGGCCCTTGCGGACCTTGAGGACCAACAAGTCCGGCCGTCAATTGCAGTGTCAGAGTTTGATTAGGGACGCTCGTGACCGTCCATGCAGACGAACTACTCATGGCGTCCTCCCTGTTGCAATAACCGGAACTTGGACCAGCAACGGAGGCAAGTCATCAGCAGTGCCGGACCGGATCATTTCGAGGGCAAACCAGTAATCACCAGGCGTCAGCGAAAGGGTGTCGGCCTCGCTAAGAGACATCGCAAACCCGGAGTATGTGCCATCGCCAGCAATCACGACCGAATTGCTGAAAGTCACTCTGTATGGGGCAATTGTTGAGTCACAGACAAGAGCCGGAGTCGAGCCGATACCTACGATTCGATTCTTGATCAGATTGCACTTAACCCGTGTAACCGTCGTCAAATCGATAGGATTGCCGGCAGCATCTTGCACCTTGCAAAATGTCTGAACCCATGGATAGCCACGATAGATCGGCCAATCTGCCAGACTGTATGACATGCCGAAAACATGATTTGCAAACCGGAACCTACATAACAAAAAAGACCCGGCCGAAGCCGAGTCTTTCCCCCACTATAGTGGTCCAAATTATTAGGCCACGCTCTTCTTGCTGGCAATGAAGGTCGCAACGTAGAATCCACCGGTCGACGGAGAACCAGTGATGGTCGTCACAGCCCGCATGTATCGCTTGCTGCGGATATACCGCTTCAGAACGATTGCAGAGCCACCAGCCGAACTGGTCAGGGCCGTGATGGCGTTACCATCGATCGCCGTGATCGTGGTGTAAGTCGAGTTGTCATCGGACTCTTGCACGGTGATCGTGTGAGTACCGTCAGTGATGGCACCGGAAATCAGCTGCAACGTCACGCTGTTATCCGAGTGGATCATGTCCACACCGGCCCCGTTAGCCGTGGTCGTCCGGGCAGCTGCCGTAGCCAGGCTGATACCGGTAATCGAGTTCGTCAAGTCAGGAAGCCACATTCGAAAAACCCCTTGTCATGTATTGAGGAAAGGCTCCGACCGAAATAGCCGGAGCCATAGAATCAGGATCAACCGAACAGCAGGTTGTCACAGAAGACGAAGTGCTCAGGGTGCAAGGCCCCGGCGTCCACCAGCTGCACACATTGCAGGTTGGTGATGTAGTTTTGCATCGAGGTATACGGATCGACCATCAGTTCCATGATGCCGGATCGGGCAATCGTCCACGATTGGAAATTGCCGTACAGCAAGTAGGTATTGCTGGTCGTACCAGTGCCCCGCGTGCGGGTATTGCTGATCTGGCTCGAGCGGACAATCGGAGTGCCTGCCAGAGTCGGAGAAGGACCCATGGCCGCCTGACGGAAGGCGTCAAACATGAACATGCCCTTGCCGTCCCCACCGCTCACGGCATCAGCCCGGCGATTCAGAACGTAAGGCACCCAGTTTCGGCGAGCCACCCAAGCCGTGGCCGAAACACCGTCAGGCAGAAGCCCGTCGATGTTGTAGACGTCTTGAGGCTGGAACGGGTAACCGGAGTTGGCATCCGCCGGCGAACCCGTCGAGGTATAGGCCAGCAATTTGTTAACACCCTGGCTCCACGAGGTCGCGGTTTCATACGTGATCAGACCCTTGATCTGGGTCCCGCCAGTACCGTCGAGACAGGCCTTGTCCATCGCGAGGGCCATCTGAGTGGCCATATCCATCCGCAGCCAAGCTTCCGCATTCGGATCGCTGAATCGGAGCAATTCGTTGGTCACCGGAATCCGGTTGGCCAGCTTCTTCGCTTCGAGGCTCAGCCCGCCAGTCGTCGGCTGGCTGTTGGTGATGCTGCCGGTTTCACCGACCCAGTAAGCGGTCGAGGCATTCGTCACCTTCGGATAGAACTTCCGGCCACCCGGAGGCAGAGTCTCATTGCGGGCACCAGCCGCAGAGAAGACTTCCTGATTGACCTGCAGCCCGATCACTTCGCCCAGTTCCGGGAAGGGAACCATCGCCCCGCCCTGGACTTCAAGCTGAGTATTCAACGCCTTGTAACGGCCGACGACCTTTTCGCTGTCGACCATCTTGTTGACTTCGCCGAGTCGCTGATTCAATTCCTTGATGACGAGTTCGGCACCCGGAATCTCTTCGCCATTGACACCGCAAGTCGGCAGGAACCGAGTCGAGCCAACCACCAGCATCGACTTCGGGTTAAAGCCGAAATTGTAGGACTGGCCGAAGATCGATTTCAGCTTCAGGCCGATCTCATGCTCTTCACGGCAGCCATCCTTGTCGATCATGCCAGTCGCGTAGGCGCTGGCCTTCATGAACGAGTAACCATTGTCACGCAGGCTGCCCATCACGGCACCCGGGACATTCGTAGCCGGATTCGACGGCGTACCCGTCTGCAGACTCTTCACAACCGTAGCACCATACACTTGGTTGGTACTGCGGGTCGGCTTCGTCGGAAGCTTTTGCTTCAGCTTCTCGACCTTCGCCTTCAGTTCATCATGATTCGCCACGTAAAGACCCCTTAAAAACATTTGTTTTTGGGGTCAGAGACTTGGCCTCAACAAGAGGGGTCTTAGATATGCCCGATCAGAAATAGAAACTATCGATCGCTCAGGAACGAGGCTTGGCCTCGCCGCATGCACCCGTAGATGCAGATGTCACAATGTACCGATGGACTGGCCCAGCCAATGTAGGATTAGACAGGACCGCCGGAGGTTTCACCCGACATTCACCGTATTGAGGCTCAATGTCGTTATGCCAGTAAAAGCAATCCTTGCAGGCCTTAACATCGACCTGCGGAAGCTCTACAGTAGCCCGTTGATTATTCTGTTTCGCCAAGCTTCGTCCCCTCGATGCGAGTTCGCTTCAGGTACTCGAGATGGCCCCCACGATAACAAAGCTCAATCGTCACCGAGCCCGTAAGCTTATCGGATTGAGCCTGCTGGTGAGCCTTCTCAATAAGAGCATCCGCAGCAGCCTTGCTACGGATATTCTTCTGAATCATCTTGTCGTCTTTCATGCCGCATTCTACCGGTTGATGTGCTGGACCCGCTCGCGAATCTCCTGCGACGCGTCGACAAGACCATCGAGGATATCGGTATGCAGATTCACCAGCGATCGTAGTTCTTCCATGCCGTCATTGAAAGCCTTCAGGTCCAGCTCAAGAGTATCGAAGCCCTTGCCCTCGACATCATCCGTCTGACCTTCGTCGGCAACAGAGTCGACATCCTCGCCGGCATCCACATCCTGGACGGGACGCTCATCATCGACGTCGCCGTCTTCGCTGGTGGCTCCCATGCTATCACCGAGACCCTTAAAATGGTCCGCATGCTCGGCATAATGGCCGGCAGCCTTATGACAAAGCTTGCCGATATGCATCAGGGCCTTGCCAGCAGCCTTGCCAAACTGGCCTACCAGCTGGGGATGGTCGCTCTGGTCGAGGTGCTTGTGACCCTCGATAAAGCCCTTCATACAGTGATGGGCCAACACGTGGACGGCCTTGGCTCCGGCCTTGGCATTCTCTCCCAAGGTCAACGACGGATCCTGATCATCGGCCACTTCGCCCTTTGCCATTTCATCAACAGCTTCGGTGTCTCCACCGTTGCCGAGATCATCGGCCATTTCTTTCACTTCAATGGATTCATCAAACAGATCCGCCATATTATCTCCCATGGGGTTGATTGGATATTTATGTGCAATAGGGAACCTCACACCCTTGGTGATAGTCCGGCTGGCCATCGATATGGATTTTTCTCGGATGTCCTTCGGCATGTTGCCAAGGATCGATTTGACGACTGGCTCAGCCAGTGCAAGCTGATTATCCGGAATCGGAATAGCAGAGATCTCAATCAGCAGCCCCCCGTTGAGCCACTTGGCCCGCTTGGTAGGATCTTCCCCGGCTTTGCGTAGCTCCTCACGGGTCATATTGCGCCAGCCCGTCGGCCGGAATCCTACGGAGAATCCACGCATGTAGCCGGCCTTATAGGCCTGGTATATCTCGACTGCCCGCTCGGAGTTTGGGTTGAAATCGTACTGCTCGACCCAGAGGCCATTGAAGCCATTGGTGTAGGGCTTGAGTCGGTAATGCTTGGCTATGCCGATCGGCGGAGACTTGTGATCGTGGCAAAACATCAATACTGGATTCAGGTCGTACGTCGACATGTCGAGTACAGATGCTTCAATGAACTCATTGGACTGGTCAACAACCGGAGTCGAGGCCCAGCCCGCAATGGTGAGTGTGTTCATACCATGAAGCTAGTCAAGATTTCGGAACCCATACGCTGAAAGAGCAGGCTGAAATCGAGGTATACTAAGGAAGAATCAAAGCTTTACTTGTGGGGTCGGCGATGGGTCAAGAAAATCAGGCCAAAGCCTACGAAGTGCCGAATGTACTTTGCATAGCGATGGAGCGGATTGATTGCACCATCGCGGTCGATGTCAAGTTTAGTATGCCATATACGGACAGAAATGCATTTAGGTCCCTGCAGAATTACCGACTTGTCTTTTACCCAAAAAGCCAAGGAACGGAACCGCAAGGCTGGCAACCCATTGAGACCGCCCCGAAAGATGGCACGACGATTTTCGTGTGGACTGGCAATTCAAAGTATCCGTCACGTCGCGAGGCATCATGGAGGCCACCGAGTGATTGGGAATGGGAGAAATTTGGTTCGGCATGTCCAGAGCCGCCGGACACAATTGGACCCGAGCCAGGCTGGTTTGCTGATGAGTATGAGATTCAAAAACTACAAGGCGAAAGCTCCCCTACACACTGGATGCCAATTCCGGCTGGACCAACAACCTAGGATACCGAATGACTGAGTTCGCAACCGAGAATTGGTATCGCCACGTGCGAGAACAAAGCGAAGCATTTGAAATGGCCAAGGGCAGAAATGATTGGCAGGCGGCCGAGAAAGCAATCCTGCAGCTGCTTTACATCGTCGATTACGTATTCACGGAATCCCGGCGGACCGAGAAAGAAAAGAGCTCGTACGAAAATCTCGTTTTGAAGTACGAAAGGCGTCGCGTCGATTTGCCCATCGCCCCTGACATCGACGGGTATTGCTACGTACAGACGGCAAAATTCCCTTGGGTATGCGTGGCCAAACAGCATCGCGAGCTGATCTACCTGCGTGAGTTTAATTATTATCAGGAGCACTATGCGCCGGATAAAACCGCAGTTTGCGGAAAGAAAGTCGCATTCCCGATCCGAGATCGATTCTCCTCACCATCTTGGCCTAGACTACATGAATTGTGCCCAGATTGCGTGAAGCTGCTTCTCAAAATGGGCATAATGCCGAGCGATGTAGGCAAAGCAGAATTTATGTCTTCAAAGTCCAACTCCGAAGATAAGGCTTGTGACTCTGGAGATTTCGCGGCGAATAGTATAAAACAGTCGTATAAAGTGGTCTAAAGTGGTGTAACCTAAATGGAAAGGGTGAGGGTACACCGCTTCCGGGTTGCCCCTAGGAGAGTGGTTTCCCCGTCACCCTACTTGTCTCCAACGTGTCAACATGCCCAACATTTCGGAACCGGAGATACTTGGCCGCACCTTGCACGCGAGTCAAAAGGCCATGTATTGATTTGGTGATAATCTGTGGCGTAAACAGGCTTATGTAAAACTTTCGAGCATCTGGCCGACTGAATATCAAGCTGTTCGCCACGAATTCCTCATCAATCGGCGGAAATTTTGCCAGATACTTGGCAGCCAGCCCGGGCTTGACATACGCAATTGTTGCATGCGGGACATAAGTATCGTGTTTGTCCTGGTGCTCCAGACTCCCACTGATAATGGCGTTTAATTCTTCGAGCTGGGGAGATTCAATCTTTGCATACAGTACATCGTAATTTTCGCCTTCAAATGCATCCAGCCCGACAATCCGCGCGGTCACTTGTTGACCCGGTTGTGGTAGCACCGCAAGCACCTCGCGGGGATCTTCCGTGAGGAGCCCATATTTGACCGTGACATGCGAATCGAATTCGGCCCCGTCATCGGCCAGATCTTCCGGCAGGATCGATGCCGCATACGACTGCAGCAGCTTACGGGCTGGTCCGTCGATCTCGACCATTACACATGAGTATTTCTTGCCTGACATTTACCCGCCCGGATGTAGTTTGGATCGCACAGCGGCATCCTTCGCCTCGAGCAGTTTGCGTAGTGCGACCGTCCGCTCGGGGCCAGCATCAGCCAAACTGCAAAGCCCTTCAGCTGCTTGATGAAATAGCTTCAACACTTCCTGTAGATGTGCCGGTAGGTGGCTATACTCAAACCACTTCAACATTCGCTCGGGATTCATTATTTCGCCTCTCCAACATGCTTGGCATGCAGTTCATCGATGAGCTTCGCAAGAGATTCCGGGCCCTGCTTCAATAGCTCCTGGATCTTGGCAATCGTGTCATGATCGCCTTCCTCAGCAGCCTGTAAAAGGGCGTCCCGGATAATTTCGCCGCGTGTGATGTCGGTGTTTGCCATGGTGAAATCATACGCCATGAAATGGAAAGACCCGCCGAGTTGGCGGGTGAAGGTCAGGCTTGCTCTTTTGCTTTTTGTCGCTTCAACCGCTTTAACATCGCTGCTCGGGCCTTCTGCTCGGCAGTCGCCTTGGCCCGATTCTTCTTGGCCCGCTCCTGCTCTTTCGGCTTGCAGATCTCGCAGAGGCCAGCAGAGACTACTGGACTCTCGCATCGCCAACATCGCGGAGCATTGGCAGGATGTTTACGCGGGCGACCTGGCCCGCGTTTGGGTTTATCGCTCATTCAATCGCCCCGCTCAGAGAAATCGAAATCGTAGATTCTCGACGCTCCGCCGGACATTCGGGGAGGTGAGACATGGTGGGTTACTCGGCGGCCAACTTGCGGGCGTATATAGCCCTGCCCCACGCGTTGGCACATTTTTTACAATAAGGATGTAATCCGTCGCTCATACTAGAATTTCTACCAAAGTCCGACGACGGAAGATCACGCCCACATTTATTGCAATGTTTGAACCCGGCGGGGGGGCTCTGCGTGCACGGCTTAGCTGTTTTATTGTTCGGCTTGGGCAGATTGGTTTGCTTAGATTTCGCACGTCGGAGCCTAGCAGCCTTCCTATATGCGATGACATACTTTTTATGACACTCGCCTATGCATGTTTTGGCTGGCAGGCGAATCCGTTCAATCGGTGCTCCACAAATTATGCATGGTTTACCCGCACAAGTCTGGCAAGCGTCAACCAGCATGCGAGTATGACTTAGCATCCATTTTCGGTATGGCAATCGTGTTCGCGGGACTTCGAATTCTGCTCCGCACTCACATTGACACCACCAAAAACTGATTCCGTTACGCATGCCCGATCGACGCAGCACGGTCAATCGCCCTAACACGCGGCCAGTCAGATCGAGGGGTTTTGGCATGATTTTGCTCCTGGCGTCTCCCTACTAAAAGTCGCCAGATATCTGGTTGTTGCACACAATTTCCAGAAAATTCCCCGCCGGGCGAGCGGGCGGAAGGGGTGAGGGTTACTCGCTGAACTCGCACCCGATTTCGATAGCTTCCTCGCGAGTCACGGCGAATTTGTCGTCATGCCAGTCCCGGATCACACAGTAAGAAACCCCATGCGGGCCGGCAGCGTAGCGGACACCCGCATTCGTTTGCAGGGTAAACAAAGTATTGGGATTGTCGTTTGGGGTGCCTTCCTCCAACTGCTCAATCGACATAAGTTCGGCCGGCCAATTCTGGCTGCTCATCCGCTCATCAAAGCCATTGAGACCGGATCCGTATTCATCGTCCTCGGACAAGTCTTTCAACGCCTCCAAGATGTCAGCAGCCGGCCCCACAAACCCAGCATAATCGTCTGACAGGCGGACCCAGCCAACGGGCAGATCTTCGCGAGCATCGACGACGAACGCACAAGGATTCTCAGCGGTAGCGAGCCAATCCAATCGCTCCAGTTCGGTTTCGATTGCGGTCGCAAGTGTGCTGGTTGTGACAGTCATGGTATGTCTCTTGAAAGGGGTTTGGAATCGCCCGAAGGCGTCACTGATTGATGTAGACCAGTTCAAAACTCACGTTGCCATCGCGGTCTTTCCAGCCGATGACTGTGCCGTTGCCCTGATCATAAATCTTGCCGTCAGCATCTCCAACTTGTTTGTATTCCTCGTCGCCTTCGGTTATGGGCCGTAGAAGATGATTTTCACCGATAACGTGGCTCACATAGTCGCTGACCGAATCCCAACCGGGGTATGTGGTTTTCTCGACGGATCGCTGAAACATACCGAAGCCAGAATGATGCGGTTTGACACCATAAACAACGGCGGAAGTGGCTGGCTCGTTGTCGCATCCTTCAAGCCACTCGCTCCAGTCTTGACCATATCGCAGGCCGGCATCTTGCCCACGGCTGGCCAGTTCACGGGCTTTCTCTTTAATCTCGGAAGGGTCAACGTTGAGGTATTCGTCTACGTAGGTTTCAAGGTCTTTGATGGTCGTAATCGTCTTCATGGTAAACTCCAGTTAGGGGTTGTAAGTTCTTGGCGTCAGTTCGCCATTCGTTACAAACTCAATATACCCTGTGCGGACACAGGGTCAACCGGAATTTTCCCGGTTCGGACAAGATTCCTCAGAACTGCTTGTTTTTAAGGGCTTGGCGGAAGAATTTTAGTCTAACACCGTTGATGTAATAGGACCCATCTAAACCCTTGCCTGTGAAATCTCGGCTCACGAAGCCCTTCGAGCCCTTCGACCTTGCAAGCAATCCCATGTCCTGAAGCTTGCTAATCGTCTGGCGGGTATCTTCCGGCGACTGGCCCCAAATAGTAGCCTCCCAGTCTCCATTCTGATTCTTGCCTACACCGACATTCGAAGGCAGTTTCCCAGCCTTGCGAGCATCCCAGAACGACTTGGATGGCGAAAAACTATGAACATGCCGGACGCCATTGCGAGTATTCACAACCTTGAATTCAGGTTTGGCAGTCGGAGCAGTTCCCGCCGCCGCTGCCTTTTGGGGCCGGACCAGACTTTCACCCCACGGGAAAGGCTTCTTCTCATCGGCTTCCGCCGCTTCACCCAATCCCTTGGCAAGGCCGCCAACCGTGGCACCTAGTGTGCCCAACTTCCGGGCCAGTAGCTCGCTATTCCATGCATCGATCGGATGATCCGAAATCACGGTGCGGATCCGCGATTCACTCTTGGTGCTCATCCGATGGACTCGACCAGCCGCCTGAATTGCATCATTCGCTGACAGTGGCGGTGTCATCATGATTACAGTACGCGGGGCATTGCCCACGGTGTCATCGAGATTGACCCCAGTCCCGCCTGATTGAATAGTCGAGATCAGGACTTTGGTCTTCCCGCTCTGAAACTTATTCATGGCCGACCGCTTCGAATCGGCAGTCTTCGTCACCGCACCATGCAGTTCGCCGATCTCCGATTCCTTGATGCCAGCATCGATCAAGGCCTTACGCAAAGCGTTGGCGGTATTGGTATCGACAGTCGGATTGTCTTCCTTGTCCTCGTCGTCACCAAGATCATTGACCCGGCCGAGAAACACGATGGGCCGACGACCTGCCGCCAGTTCTTCCTTGACCATATTGGCTACGTGAGGGACCTTGTGTACCTCTTGAGCCTGACGCATGGCCACGAGTGCCAGTCCCTTGCTCTCGCTATTCTTCATGGCCTCGTCGAAAGCCTTCTGAACTTCGACTTGTGCCTCCGGTGGCAGCTGCACTTGATCAAATCCGGCCGTGATCCCATCCATCGACAGATACCGGCGGACCATCAGCCCCTCTTTGGTCATCTGATCGAAGAGACCGCCGATTCGGTTCATGACTTCTTCGGCACCAACCCGCCGATCGACTTCCCACTTGGTAACTTCGCCATGCGGAGTGCGGACCGTCCGCTCAACTAGGCCCAGTTTCGTGTAGGTATCGGCCGACTTGCCAAAGAATTTCTTGGCAGACTCATCGCCACCGCCGAATACACCCGCGCGGATAAGATGCCCGATGTGAAGGGGCTTATCGGCCGGAGTTGCCGTTGCGTACACGACGCCACCAGCCTTAAAGCCAATATCCCGACCGTTCTTACCGCGCGAAGACCCGCTGTTCTTCAACGCATGCGATTCGTCGAAGAGGACAATCGTATTGCCGTCGACTTGGCCCTTGAGGTCGTTGAGTTCGCCATAGGTGGTGATATGAATCTTCCCAGACTGCAAAGGCGATTCGCCCTTGATCAGGCTTGGGGCAATCCCCATGGCGTCGCCGTCTTTGGTATACGAGCCACCCGCTACGCCCTTCTTCCAATCCGGCTTGATGACTTCGGCCGGGGCAACGATGACGACCTTTTTACCTTTGTCGGCGAAAGTCTTGGCCATTCCCAGCAGCTGGCGAGTCTTGCCAACACCAGTGGAATCGGCAAGCAGGAAGCCCCCGACGCGGTCGACTGCCGCCACGCCGAGAGCTACGCCTGTCTGCTGATCAAGCGTCAGATGTTGTCGTATGCCTTCTGGAACGAGTCCGAGATCTGGCTTTGGGGTGAGGTCTGCTCGGTCGGTGAGAACTTTGGGTGAGAGGGATTTTGCTGGCTCTGCTCCCACTTCTCCACCAGTGCTTGGGCTATCAGTTCGTCCGTCGTCGGCGTCTGGTCGTCCAGATTCGGATCGTCCTGCGGCTGTACCTGTTTGGTCCGCTTCGCTGGCTTGTTCATTCGCTTCTTCCTTCAGTTTGGGTTGATCTGCATTTGTTATATCAGCCGATGGGCTGGATTCTTTCGGGGCCATCGGCTCCTCTGCCTTCTTCTGCGCCACCCCGTTGATGTAGTAGACGCCGTTGTCGGCCTTCCCGGTGAAGCCAGGTTCGGGAGGCTGGTCGGGGGAAGGGCTGGACTGCGAGGGAGGAGAGCCGCTGCCGAACTTCGGCTTCAGGACCAAATTGCCCTGCTCATCAGTACCGTGAGCATGCAACAGGATCTCTTTCGCCTTGGCTTTGGCTTCGCGTAAGCCCGGGGCAACCACTTTGCCAATGCCGGGAGCCCTTACGATGTATTGTTTGCCGTCCTTCTTGATCTCGACACCCGCGACATTCGGCGTACCATGCCCGATCATAAGCCCGCGTTGCGATTCCTCGATTGAACCCTCGCCAAGCGGGTTCGGCTCAAAGTGATCACTGAAATTGCGACGCTTGCCGATGCTGCTGGTGGATGCCGGTCCGTTTTCATCATGATCTGACATACCCATCACAAGCCCGACGATTTCGCCGTTGGATGTCGCGATGGCTTGATGTCGCTGGGGGATGATTGACCATTTCGCATCAGGATATGCCGCATTGATTGCCGCATAATACTTCGGATCGATCGCCACATCTTTCTTGTTGAATTCAGATTTTAACAGAATCTGGGGAGGTCCATTTGTCGGCTCATTTCTAGCAGCAACAACTTCAGCAGGATCACCAGCCTTTTTCGGCAAGATGTCTGTGATAGGTAAAGGCTTCCCGCCAATAGCCTCAATGGCGCTACGGCTTTTCTCTGCATGTTGTTTCATCGCCGGAGTAGCCTTGACCGCATACCGCCTGTCCGTCAGCCATCCAGCATCGAGCAAGGTTTTACCAACAGCATTCGTCGTATCTTCTTTCATCGCAGAATCGACCGCTTGTTTTGCATTCATCCCCTTGGGTAATTCAAAGTTTGAATGCCATTGCTCCGGCGACCGCAATACGTGCTCAGCAGCCCCGCGCAAGACATCCTGCGAAGCATCGCCGGCAGGTTTGCCAGCATCGACAGCAGCAAGATAAGACTTGATCCCAGCCTCGGTCTTGGCTTGCTCTTCCTGTTGCTTGTCTTGCTTTGCCTTTGCCTGCTTCTCTTTCTCTCGGTCTGCCTTGCTCGACTCTTGGATTGCATCCCACTTCTGGCGGAATCGGTCCTGGTCGCCGTTGTAAAGGCTTGTCGCTTCCCATTCGGCCTCTGCCTTTTGTCCCGGGAGCAGATCAAGACCAGCCACATACTTGGCTGCTTCTTTGCGAGAATCCATCGTGGCGAGACGATTCTTTTCGCCCTGCAAAAGCTTGCCTAGCTCTTCGCCAGCAAATAGCGGCCGCTCGAGGACCTGGCTTGCCAGCAAATCGCCGAGTCGTGGATCTTCCCCCTTCTCTTTGACCCATTGGTTCGCCAGCTCGATGACTTTGTTTGCGGCTTCGTCATCGTTGGGCTTCATACCAGCAGCAAGCCGCACAAAATCAGGCTGGTTCGGATCAATTGCAATCGCGGCCTTCCGGTTGTCCACCGTCTCATACTTGTAGTCGGCCAGTTTGTTTAAAGCTTCGTTTGCAGCCTCCTTGGCTTCGTTGAGCTTGCGACCTAGCGAAGACTTCTTGCTCTTGTCCGCCGCAGTATATTGCTTCAGCATGTCATCTTCGGCCGCTTGAGCCTTTTTCAATTCGGAAGTCAGCGTATCAATTACATTGGCGTGTCGAGCCTGTAATTGCTTGACTTGCTCCGGATCGATATGAGACAGGTATTTGCCGATGGCATCTTCTTTCGCCACTTCAGGAGCCGCCGCCTCTTCCTTCGCCGGCTTATTCTCTGCCGACAGCCTTTGCATCGACCCCGAGCCTAGCCCCGATTCCGCCGATGGCCTTGGCATGCCTGCCGTGGGCTGATCCTGCTGCTTCTGCGCCACCCCGTTGATGAAGTACACCCCATTCGCAGCCCGGCCCGTAAACCCTGGCTCCGGAGGTTGCGGAGCGGCAGCCTTCGAAGGGGAGGACTGCGTGACAGCAGTTTGCTGATATCGATCGCTTGTTACTTCTTGCTTCGCTTTCTGCCCCTGATCCCATGCCGTGCGGGCTTCGGCCTCTGCCGTCACCTTGTCCTTCTTCGTTTCCGGATCCGATTCCCGCTTGGTCGGGGCCGTCTTGCCCTCATCCATTGCATCCATGCCGAAGTCCAGCCCAGCATCATAATCCTTGAGCTTCTTGACCTCGTCGAGGACATCTTCGCCCTTCTTGGCCCTAGCTAGCAGGTCGTTGACCTTCGCCCGACCTGCCTTCGAATCCATGGCTTCCTTCGGCGGCGCGATCCCGAATTGCTCCTTGAATTTCCGGACATCGACAGCCGGACCGCCCCCGCGTACATGGTCGAGCAGGGCCGATACCAGCTTCTCTTTGTTGGGATTCTTTTCTGCCGAGACGCCGTATTTGGCACGTAGCTTCTTAAGGTCGGCACCTGAGATGTTGTTGAGATGCTCCGCCAGTTGCGTCAGGTCGGCATGACTCGTACCCTTGCTAGCCCGGCCCGATAATGCCCCTACCGCCGTCCGAATCGATTGCTCGTGAGTATGGCCATGCTCTTTGTGGCCACCACCTACGTAGGTGTCATGTTTGACTGGCTTGCCATTGACATAGTATCGCTTCCGACCGGCAGAGTCGGTAATCATGCCGGTGAAAGCCTTGAGGATGTATTGATGATTCGAAATGAAATGACGGTACGTCAGCATTAAGCCAATCTCCAGGTCTTTAACCTGAAGATTGTACCGATGACCGGAACCTAGTTTACGGCCTCAATGATGCCGTATTTACGCTTTGCAGCCTCGTCTTCGATCTCTCGTTTAGCCTGCAATTCCTCATCTTCCTTGGCCCATTTGTCGGCTATGGCATTGCTTTCGGCCTCAATTCGGGCCCAGATCTCGTCTTCAAATGGCTCCATCCGCCGATCAAGTTCTTCCTCAAATCTGTCCTCATCCTTCAAGCTTTCAATGAACTCTTCAAGCTCATTGTCCAGCTTCCCTATCTTCTCTTCCTCGCTGTGGAATTCAACCTGACCTCTCGCGTCGTCCTGAGTGCTTTCCAAACTCGATTTAAGATACTCAAAGTACTCGCCTTCATTGTCAACGACATCCCCGCCACCATCAGGCTTCATGTCTTGGTACACATCATTGAGTCGATGCATCAAACTTTCCGACTTTAAGCCACCAATGATACGGTTATCTTCCACCCGTATCTTCATATTCATCAATTGACTGCCGGGACCATTCATTAAGAACTCACCAATATTTGCATTGCCCTTGGCTACTTCCGTTTTCCATAGCTTGGCAAGCTCATCAATCTTGCTGTAGACAGCATCATACTCCGCGTCAAGCTTCGCCAGCTCAGCCTTGGCCGCTTGCTTGATGGCCTTGGCCTTCTCCTTAATCTCGGCTCTCTTTGCCGCCAGTTTGGCCTTGTTTTCTTCCTTCAATTCCCGCTTGATTCTGGCCTTGATCGGTGCAGCGTCCCTCTCGACTAGCTCATCGTCGTCGTAGGGCTGCTCCTTCTCTCGAGCTTTCTCGATGGCCTCGTCTTCTTTCTCTCGCTTGTCTTCCGTCGGCTTCAGATACTCTGATTGATACTTGCTGTACCGCTCTTCGTAGTCGGCTGGCAGATCGTCGCCATGGAGCCTGGCATTGATCTTCTCCTGCAGTTTCTTCCGCTGAGCTGGCGTTAGTTCTTCGAGATAATGCTTATCACCCAGACGTGGCGTAGTTGGGTTATGCTCGGGGGCCTGTATCGGCTTGCCGTTGACGAAATGACGATGCCTGCCGAGCGTATCAACGATGACGCCGGTAAAGCTTTTGAGGACATACCCTCCATTGCAATCATAGTGGCGATAAACCAGTCTCACGCTTTGCCCTCCGGCTTATCTTTATGCATGTCAAATATTGTGCTCTTAATATGGCTTCGCTTGACATTAATCAGCCGCTTGGTAATCCTGTCGGCCATCTGCTTGGCAGTATCACTTGCACCAAAGATCATGTCGATCTTCTGGCCGATCTCACGTAACGCCGCCTTGCTCTTGATCTTCTGAATCCGATCGCAAACCTGCTGGACCTGAGGCTCTGTAATGTCTTTTCGAACCAGGTTGTCATAAAGCCCCGCAACCTCGTCCGAGGTCGGATCACCTGTGGCGTTAGGGTTATGCGTATATTCTCGGCGTGGCGGTTCTGGCTTTGCCGCAGGTGGCGGTGCTGGGGCAACTGGCTTAGTGCGACTGGCAGGTCTGACTTTTATGGCCTTAATTTTGGCCTCGATAGCGTCAAGGTCGGCTCGTGTCTCGGCATCATCCAGCGATTGGTATAGGTCGTCTGATGCATCAGAACTCAATCCATTGATCTTGTCTTCAAGATCAAATTTTCTGTTCCTGAATCCTGGTGTATCTCGCTCCGTCAAAGGCTTGTCTTTTTTCTCAGATCGCTTGTCAAATATCGTAGATTTGATTGCTGCTCGCTTCACATTGAGGAACCGCTGAGCGATCTTCTGCTGCATTTTGGCAGCTGTATCACTCGGGTTGAACTCCATGCCGATCTTGTCGCCGATGGCCTTGAGTTCCGATTTCTTGGCGCCCTTAAGCCGGTCCATCATGCTTTGGACCTGGTCTTCGGTCACGTTGGGCTGAGAGATGGTGTCGTAAAGCTTTACGATCTCATCCATCGTGGGGGCTTTCGCCGACTGCGTCTTGCTCATGCCTGTATCTACCTTGGCAGGTACAGACTCTTTCGCCGGCTTGGGGGATTTCTTTGGCGATGCAACCTTGGCAGCCGGTGCAGGTTTTGCAGGCTTGCTTACGTTGCCTCGCACATGATCAAGGAATGCATTTACCAGCTTCTCCTTCGTCGGATTCTTGACTGAGCCGACACCATGCTGCGTACGCAGTTTCTTCAACTCGACGACGGTGATGTTATTGAGGTGGCCTGCCAGTTCGGTCAATTCGCCATGGCTCGAACTTTTGCCAGTCAATGCCGCCGTAATGGCCTGATGTGATTGCTCTTTGGTGTGAGCGTGTTCTATGTGGCCTGCACCCGTGTAATGCTCATGTTTGACGGGTTTACCATTTACGTAGTACCGCTTGCGCCCAGCCTTATCGGTAATCATCCCCGTAAAGGCTTTGAGGACATATCGGCCATCAGCTTGATAATGACGATAGACTAAGTGCACGCCGGCATCTCCATGGATGCCTTAAAGATTGCCACGATATCGGAACCCCGCCTATATGCATAATCCGCTGAATTGCGTCGCCACATCATTATGATTGGGGCTATTCCGCTTTCGGCTCATCTTCTGACTTGACATCGCTAATCATCTGCTGAAGCTCATCCTGCGGAATCTGATCAGCCCCCTCAATGCCGTCCGCTGGCCCAGATTGGCTTTGCTGCCCCTGATCAGGCTTCGGGCCTGGCCCACCTGCAGGCACGCCACCACCAGCCCCTTGCGGCGGCTCATCCCCGGGCCATGTCGCCGACGGACCCTTGGGCAGCTGGTCGCCCCGCTCATCGTCGATCGGCTCGAGATCGAGCAGCCCCGTACGAACCTCATTGATGGTACAAGCAGGTCCACCCGGATACGCCATCGCCGCCTGGAAATCTGCTCGTCGACTTGCCGGGTCCTGATACCCACCACCATGAGGATACATGATCCGGATATCTTCACCGAAGTCTCTGGCAAGCCGCTCCGTCAACAGTCCCGCAAGCTTTGTTTGCATCGGATTGACAATCTGATACCGCAGACGCTTGTCGTTGACATCAGCCGTAGCGTGAGTCGACTCCTTCGAGAAGCCCATCAACGATTCATCAAGCCCGAAATGAGCCATGATATTCCGTCGACTGACCTCGTGAGCCTCTTGGTACGCCACTTCTTTTGCAGCATCTCGCGGGGTGTACTTCGTCCCTGGCAGCAGCACCATCGGCTTGCCGAAATTGTAGATGCCCTGGGCCGCTGATTGGAAGGACGATAGCCACCTTGCAATATTCTGGTCCGACGGATCAGCTTCCGGAGGCAGCTCGAGCGTACCGCCGATATCAGCCCCATTCTGAAGGCCTTGATACTGGGCTATCCGGATCATGGCATGGACATCGATCTCATGGGCAGCGCCAGCCACGGGGCTATCCGGCACCAGCGGATTCGACGGGTGCCAGTCACCAAACTCGATCACCTCGTCAGCATCGAATCGGACCGGCTCGGGGCTGAATTGGCTCCGTACCTCGTAGTAGTCACGCAGTCGATCAGAGTCCTGACTTGCAAACGGCTGCACCCAATGAGCCGGCAGCACCCATAAGGCTTTCGGCAGCCCGTCTTCACCTCTCGGAGCCCAGATGTAAGCCCTGCCGACCAAATAGTAGTAGGTCATGAACAAGGGCCAGAACTGCTGGCCTGTCTGCGGCCCATTGGGATCACGCAGGAGTCGGATGAGCGGATGATCTTCCTCGAGGTATTCGAGGTCGTCTTCATTGGTCAGATGTCCGCCGACGATCGATTTCAGCCGGATCGTAGCAGGAACGAATTGACGACGCTCGGGCCGGTCGGCATCCCCGCCAAGTCCCTTGGTTTCGTAGTAGGCCTTGAGAGCCTTCTTGTAAGCCTTGCGGTCTTCAGTATCGGTAACTCGTGCTGCTACTGGGACTCGGCCCACTTGATTGGCAAGGAAATTGACGCAGACCCTGACCCAGCCTGCATACTGATCGACTTGTTTGGCTGGCTGGTTGCTGAATGTGGCAAACCCACCGAACGCATATGACTGCGTCCCGATGATGTTGCCGTATTTGCCCTCGCCGGGTGACGTCGGAGTTTCCTTTGCCGACGACGAGAGCCAATTGCGAATGCTGGTTATCAGGCCTGCCATGCATCAAGATTGGCAGGCTAATCGGAACCCAATAGCTACCTGTAAAATCCTCGTATTAATTTGGAGTATTTTGCAATCACAATGCAGTAGCTATACCCCGCCGGCTGCTGTCTTCCGCCACTGCTTCATTGAAATACTCTTGCATCATGGACGCCGTAACCTTTCTCCAGTTATCGAAAGTCTTAGGCTTCGGTGGTGGTGCCAGCCCAAATCGAATCCTTGTGGCCAGGGTAACGCTAAACCCATCTCCAAATGTCGCATTAACTGGTAGCACTATATATGCACGGCACTTACGATAACACACTCGCTGCCATCTATCGTTTAACTCGTGCTGTTTATCGGTCCACCTCCACTCCGGATGCTCTTTCACTGTATCCGGCGAGTACTGACGAAGACTAATGTTGCTCCACCAGACATGTTGTCCATTTTCGACGCTCTCAAGTAGATACTGCTGACTGCCAAATGCCCCGTCTGGCTTTTGATCCAATACCCAGGCCAAGTACCAGCCTGTTTGCCTTATAAACCCGACGCTTACCAATGAGCCGATAGGCGGGGTTTGCGTAGAACGGAAACTCCAATCCTTATTAACTTTTGGGCTGTAATTATCCCCGTAGTAGTTGCAGGTCGCAACGCTGATTACATGGTCGAGAATAAGAGACCTTGATCTGGAATACTTGAATGCTGGCTTTCTACGCGCCATTGCTTGCCATCCTCCTCATTAGCTTTAAAACCTCAAGGCGCCGATGCCATCGGCTTCGGGCATGGCTTTCTTGGCAATACAAAACCCGAAGTTGCTTGTCCGCCAGCCCTTCTTCCATCAGGACCTTAATAGCATCGTAGACTCGACTCTCTAAACGCGGCTCACCATCATTGTATTTCAGGTCCCATTCAAAACTAGAGGCAGACGCAACCCACGCCTTGCCATCCCGCTAGATCCAGGCACATTTGGTAAATCGGTCATAGTAATGGCCATCACGGTTAAAGACTGGAGCCATTGCTTTGAAATGCTCGACATTCGTTAAAAAGGACCGCTCGAACATCGGGTCTTTCCGTGGCTTGGCCCACGATGGGAGTGATAGCACCTTATATGGTCTCTTCATGTAGGCTCTACCGTCGGATACGGTGGAATCGGCATCCAGTGGGTAACATTTTGAAAATAGACTTCCTCATCGTCTCGCAAGTCAAGCCAGCCGGAATTCCAACCATTGGCATGCCAATTTGAAAACTGTGACCCTGCCCATGGCATCCCATTGTCGTAAACGCCGATCACCAGAATCTCCGTCCCATCTTTCGGAGCCGTCTCGATGGGGAGCCAGCCGCCTTGCTCGCTCATCGTGCCACCGCCTTCTGTCCTGCAATCACCGACTCCGGGCAGCCAAATGACCGCAACAAATCATTGATCTCATTTGCCGCCTTTGTGGCCGACTCGAGCTCCATCCGCAACCGCTCGTGGGATTCACAAAGAGCTACGGTAACATCTGGGAAGGTCTCCGATGTCGCACAGAAGTATATCTGCTGCACGCGTTTCAATGACAATGGCTCGCGGACCTTCGCCGCCTCTTGAAGCTTACTCATCGACATTGTCAAGCTCCTCTCGAATCGTGACATGGTATCGCTTGCCAAGATTGAATTCGCAGCCTTGCAAAGGAATCCGCACTTTGACACTTTCAGTTTTTGTCTCGGGATTAAACAGGGTCACAAAGACATGACAATAACTTTCAGATAGCAAGTGCTCGCCGCAAATTAGAATCTCGCCAAAGACCAGCGGTCGTGGGTCATCGGGTTTATATGCGACCTCAGCCATTCCCTTGCTCCTTACTCAGCCTTTTATCCCATCGATTGATCTGCAACAGCGTCTCTTTTTCAGCTCTCGCCAGCGTTGCTTCGTCGCATCGGCATGGATCCATCGGAGCCCTGGCATACTGGCACCGACACAAGGCCCAGCGACGGATCACTTCCGCTCTACGGCTCTGATCCATCGCCAGCCTCTTTGTATGATTGATCAGGGCACATAGAATCAGGCATGCCAGACTCCGAGTTATCTGTTGGCCCGCACACGGCAACATGCCGCGTGACCTTCCTGCCACCCTGATCAATTCCGATGCGACAACCCGGCGGTTACCAAGCCTGACCGTGACCAGAGAAACGATCCCCAGCCACCCGCCGGATTGATCCCGTGAATGTCATTTGCCAACAGGACGTTTATCCAGCCCTGATGTCTTGAGGACTTCCGCGACATCATCCACATGCAAGCAATCACACATACACGCCAATTCGCTGGGCGATTGGATCGAGGCAATATTACCGTTGCAGTAGTCGTTGCCCGGAACGGCGCTATGAAGCACGCCGTAAGCAACCACTTTGCCGCCTTCGAGCTTGACAATCTTGTCGCCGTTCTTGGCCTCTCGGCCGTTTCGATAATGCATCTCATCCCCTCCTCGCGGAACCCGCCGCGTCGGTGCATTTCAGTTTGTTGAGTCGCTTCGCAAGAAGACAATTAATTTTTGCCCGCCGGACGCATTCGGCCTTTGAGATCTTGAGCACTCGTTCCACCCATTGCCGCCTGCCCTGCCAATCTGGGCGGTCCCAATCCGCTGCGTATTGCCTCCACATCGCAGCCTGAAACAATCTACCGCTGACCGTGTGCAACAGATCACGCGGCCCAGAAGTTAAAGTCTCCACGTGCACATCTGCCCCCAATAGTTGATATTGGCTATACAAACCCCAGCCCGTCGACAGATGGGGAACCGGTCGTCGCAGGGCAGTTCCAACCCTACGATTTTGACGGGCCGGGGTATTCGAGCGGGCTGGATTCGAACCAGCATTACCGGATCCTATGCGCCGGCGTGTTGCCAATTACACCACAGCTCGATCCCGCTTGATTAAAACGGGTCAGGTTCGACGCTACCGCCAAAAGTCTGCTGCCGACCACCCGCAGGAGCATACTGCCGGGACTGCTGGCCCTTGTTGCCACCCAGGGCCGCGAATCCCGCAGGCTGGCCCTCATCGCCGCCGCTGCGTGCCGCTTCAACAAACTGGATCTTGTTCGCGGTGATGACATGCTTGCTGCGCTTCTGGCCCGTCTGCTTGTCGTCCCAGGTCTCAAGGGCCAGTTCGCCTTCGACGTAGAGTACCGACCCCTTCTCAGCCTTCTCAAGATTCGTCACAGCACCCCATGTGTCATCAGCCTTTTGGAAAGCTTTGACATCGATCCAGCAGGGGTTTTCATCGTTGACCCAGTTGCCGGTTTCATCCTTCTTGCCAGGCTTACAGACGATGGCCTTGGCCTTCGCAATCTTCCAGCCTTTCTTCGTCGTGGCCGTCGGATCCAAATCAGCAGTCACGCGGACCACTACCATCACCTTATTGACATACAGCATCACATTTCTCCTTGTAGATTTCGACCAAGTTCGCCGTCAGCCTTGCCGATTGATATTCCGCAGCCGCTTCACCATGCCGCTTGACGACATCGGCAAAGCCGTCGCTGCTGGCCCAGTCTCCCGGCACCATCTTCAACAACGGCCGTCCCAATGCATCTCGGGCCAGCTCTTCACCGCCATGCTCATTCTTTTTCATCTTGAGCTTGGCATGAGATAGCTCATGATCGAGAAGGGCCAGCTTCCGTGCCCGTGTGGTGCCCTTCCATTGCCCCTCGTCGATCGTAATCAGCAGGTCGTAGCTACAATCCAATC